GTGTATCTTGGTTGATGCTGATGAGCAATCATACATTGAATCGAAGGCGAGAGTAGGAGAATGAGATGCCACGTAAATTTGAAGACACCATCATGGCAACGAAGGGTGATTATGCTGAAGCCTTAGTTGATAGACTTGTCCACGATCAGGGATTGTATCACGTGTATCCCATCAAGACTGAAGGCCCGCATCCTGTTGACCGCCTCTTGATTAGACGTGATAGCTTCAACATCATCGCAATGGATGTCAAGGCAGTATCCGCACGCTATTCCAAGCCTGAATTTGTAGGCAAGGGATGCCCAGACACTGGTATCAGCATCGCACACCGCGACGTGTACCAGCAGATTGTCAAGCAACACAAGATTCCATTGTACTTGATGTTCGTGGATGAAGTGCTTGGTGAGGTGTATGGCAATTGGTTGTCTGTGTTAGAGCGTCCCACTACTATCCAGTGGCGCAACAAGACATTGAACTACCCATTGGTGAAGGACAACTTCACAGCAGTCGGGAAGCAGATTGTATACTACCCGCTTGAATCAATGGAGCGTGGCTTGTACCACTTGACGGATGATGAGAAGGCAGAATTGCATCGGCTATCGAATTACATGTACAAGCAAGACATCAGTCATAAGCACGGATACGATGAGTGGAAGGACTCCAAGAATGATTATTGACGCATATGTTATAATGAAGATGAACCGTACCATGCGGTCATTTTTAGATTAGGTTAAATATGGACACAGAACACAATGGACAACATGAACCTAGAAAATGCGATTGCAGTTGCTGGTACGGTTGGCGCAATCGTTGCAGTCATCATCAGAGCGATTGTGAAATCCGAAAAGCTGATGAGCGCAGAGCCCGAGGAAGATTCTATGCTTGGGCAGTCATTGGACGTGACAGCAACACAGACGGAAATGATGCGGAGGCTAATGGACAGAGTCGATGAGAACGAGCGCACCATAGCGGCGATGTCAAGTCGATTGCAGGACTTGGAGACACGCAACGCCGAACTCGAGACCTACAAGAATCAGCAAGCCGAGCAGATTAAGCTATTGAGAGCACGGGTGGCACAGCTTGAACATGAGCTACGCAAGAACGACTTAACGATACCAGAGCCACCGATTGAAGATGCGTAGCGTCACATGTCACACTATAAAAAGGTGGAATTATGGCACAGAGATATACTGCTCAAGAAGTAGCAGATGCAATCATAGAGACGAAGGGCTTCATCACGTACACAGCGAAGAAGCTCGGATGTGATCGCAAGACAGTGTACCGTTATATTGAGCGGTACGACATCTGTCAACAAGCAGTCACGGACGCACGCGCTGGCTTCTTAGATATGGCAGAGATGACGTTGCACAACAAGATATTGGATGGCGACGTGACAGCAACAATATTCGCATTGAAGACAATCGGCAAGGAGCGTGGTTACACCGAACGCCATGAGCACAGTGGAGCTGATGGCAATTCCTTGAAGATTGAGTTCGTGTATCCTGATGAAATTACAACTACCGATTAAGCCACACATCAACCAGATTGACATCATCAACAGCAGGACGCGCTTCAATGTATGCGTTGCTGGTCGTCGATTTGGTAAGACAGAGGCATTCAAGATACGTGCGATACAGCGTGCCTTGTACAAGCGTGTATGGTGGATTATGCCGACGTACAATACAGGACAGCGCATCTTCCGTGATTTCGAGAACATCTTCCGAACGATGACAGGCGTATACATCAACAAGTCAGAGCGACTCATCCAATTTCCATCAGGTGGCTTCTTGTCTGTGAAGAGCGCAGATTCCGAGTTGCGTGGTCAAGGTCTGGATCATGCGATATTCGATGAGTGCGCCTTCATTGATGGCAATGTATTTCCATTCATCATCCGTCCGATGTTGCTGGAATCGAAGGGCTCGGCTGACTTCTTGTCATCAACCAACGGACGCAATTGGTTCTTCGAGTTATACCAGAATGGACTTGACCCAGAGCAACCGAACTGGAAGGCATGGCACTTCACAAGTTACGACAATCCGATGATTGACCATGATGAGCTAGAAGACATCAAGCGCAATACACCAGAGCGTGTGTTCCGTCAGGAGTACATGGCAGAGTTCCTTGATGATGGCGGTGCGGTGTTCCGTAACCTGCGCGCGTGCATCCAACCTGCTCCAGAGAATGCCAAGCGCGTCGCCTTCGGAGTGGACTGGGGGCGTGCGAATGATTACACCGTTGTCGTGGCAATTGATGTGGACACCGGGCACGTGATTGAGATGGATAGATTCAATCAGATAGACTGGACATTGCAACGTGGACGCTTGAACGCGATGTACCAGCGATTGAAGCCATTCACAATCTTAGCCGAGCAGAATAGTATCGGTGACCCGAACATTGAGGAGCTTCGCAAGATGGGCTTACCTGTGAAGCCATTCAAGACAACAGCGCAGAGCAAGCAAGAGATTATCAATAGCTTGGCGTTGGCATTTGAGCAGGAAAGTATCGGTATTCCTGATAATCAGATATTATTGAATGAGTTGCAAGCATTCAGCATTGAGCGGTTGCCATCTGGTAATTATCGCTATACAGCACCGAATGGCATGCACGATGATACAGTCATTGCATTGGCATTGGCTAATAAGGCACGAACGATTCCAGCGAGGGTATTTATTTGATGACTGATATTAAGATGACAACCGTGAACGGTGTGAAGTCTATTCCGATTCGTAACATGCCACCAGAGGCATGGACAAGCGTGTTCGGTGATCCAACCGATGGCAACGTCTATGATTTAGCCAAGCATGTACCGTGGCTATATCGTGGCATCAACGTGATTGCCGAGGCGATCGTCAACCTGCCACGCGATGATGATGCGTTGGAATATGCGAATGTGAAGATTGACTTCGCAACCATCCTCAATGAGCTTGTAGGTGATTACTTGCTTGCTGGTGCGATGTTCGCATGTATGGAAGAGAATGCGATGGGTGGCAATCGTACCATGAGACGCTTCCATCCGAAGACAATCAAGCTGATTACAGATGCGACTGAAGGGCTTGTCGGATTCGAGCGTAACCTGCGCGATAATCAGAAATACTTCTATGAGGTTGGCGAACTGGCACACGCATGGATACCATCACGCACGTCAGAGATTGCCATAGGTGATGCGCCAGCGACTGCTGCAATCCGTGCCAGTGGCTTGCTGTCATCCATCGATGAACACGCTGTCAAGTACTTCGAAGCAGGCGCAATTAATCCAACCATCGCCAAGATTGAAGACTTCCAAGCGTATCCAGAATCAGAGCAGGAACGCACCAAGAGCATACTAGACAGACTGTTCGGGCGTGGTAACCAGACAGCGCACCGTGTCGCTCCTGTGGGTACGAACATTGAGTTCGAGACAATCGGCTCACCGATGTCAGAGTTGGCAGTGCCAGAGCTAACAACAGCGAAGCGCGAGGACATCAGCACGGCACTTGGTATTCCACAGTCACTGCTATTCAGCAATGCCACGAACTTCGCAACAGCACAGCAGGACAATCGCCACTTCTACGAGAAGACAATCATACCGTTGGCACGCAAGATTGAATCCATGTTCAATCGGTACTTCGACCACTACGACATTGATGGTGAGCTCATCTTCAGAGAGCAACAGTTGGAAGTATTCCAGACAGACGAGGCGATGCGTAGTGGTTCGCTGTTGAATCTTGTGAATGTTGGCATGCCGTTGACGCTGGCAATGGAAGTGCTAGGCTACGACCTGACAGACGACCAGTGGGAGCGTCTAGGTGTCAACATGGATGACGACATGGAAGAGCCTGATGAGATGGAGATTGAAGAGCCAGAGATACCAGAAGCTCAGCTTGTCGATGATGAGGAGATGGATCAGATAGAACTTGATGGCTACAAGCCAGACGATGAACGCAAGGACATCAAGCCGATACCTGCGCAGTATCGTCACATTGACTTCTATCCGAACGACACCATGCGAGACAATGCGCGTCGTGGGCTTGAACTGCGTGAAGAGTTCGGACGTGGTGGCACACGTGTCGGCTTGGCGCGTGGAC